TCGACGAGCCCCCGCAGCGCATCCGCACCCTCGCCGAGGTCGAGCGCCGCCTGACCCGCACCGGCGGCGACCTCGTCTTAACGATGACGCCGATCAACGCGGACTGCCGCAAGATCCGCGAAATGGCCGAAAAGGGCGCCCTCACCGACCTTCACTTCCGCGGAGAGGCCGAGAATTGCGTCACCGCCGACGGCATCCTGATGCAGACCCGGGCCGGCGAGGTCATGGACGCCGCCTGGCTCGCCGCTGAGCGCGCCAAGATCGTGCTCCCCGTTGAGGAGCCGATCGTAATTGACGGCGAATGGGAGATGAGGGCCGAGGGCCAGGTCTTCGCCGCTTGGGACGCCTCGCGCATGTGGATTCCCAGCCTGATCGACGCCCCGATCGGCCCCCGCGGCCGCGAAGTCGAGCTGCTGGTGGGCGTCGACTACGGCGACGATCGGCTGAGGACCGCGGCGGTTCTGGTTGCCGTTGAAGCTGGCGCCGGACCCGATGAGCCGGCCCGGGTCTGGGTCCTGGGCGAGTACGTCCCCGACCGCGCGACCACGATCCGAGACGACGCGATCGGCATCATCAGCATGTTGTCGGCGCTCGGCCTGGGCTGGCATCACCTTAGCGGCGTGTACGGCGACAAACGCTACACCGACGCCGCGGGCAAACTGACCAAAAAGTCCAACGCAATGCTTGAGGCCGCCGTCTCGCACGTCCTGGGGCAAGCCGGCCGGAAGACCTCCCCGCCGGTCAAGTCCGCCAAGCGCGGCGAAGGCGCCGGCGCCGGCGCGCTGTGGGCCTCGATCCGCTGGCTCGCGCGGTCGATGATGTCCGACGGCTGCTTCTACGTCGATTCGTCCTGCATCCGTGTTCGGGAAGCCCTCGAACAGTGGGACGGAACCGACAAGCACCCCCGCAAAGACGTTCTCGACGGCCTCCGCTACGCCCTGCGCTGGCACTGGGGCTACAAGCGGCCCGCGGTGGGCGTTGCGCCGCGGGTCAGAAACGGGTAGCGTTCACGGTATGCGCACCTATTCGCCCATTCCGCCGTGGCATGGCGCCGACGCCCAGACGAGCGAGCGCCTGACCCATACGCGCCTGCGGGTGCGGATGCTTGAAGGCCGGTGGCTGGCTGATCTTCGGGAGCACATTGTCGCAATGGTTGGCGCCGAGCGCGCCGCCGCCTGGGGTCCGCCCTCGGTCATTGCCTGCCCTCTGCGCGACCTGGCGCTCGCGGTGTCTCGGCTCTTCGATGACCCCGCCGAGGTCACCGTCGACGGCCAGCAGGTCAAGGAGCTTGATGACGCAATGCAGGCCGCCGGCCTGTGGCTCGCGCTCCGGCGGGCCCAGGTGCGCACCGAGGCGCTCAACGAGGCGCTGGTCTGTGTGTCCATCGACAGCGCCGGGCGCCTGTCCTACCGCGTTGTCGACCCTGATCTCGTCGACGGCGAGGGTACTGCGGCCGATCCTGGCCGGCCGGTCTGGCTTCACGAGTGGCGAGTCCGCGACATCGGAGAGTCGGGCGGCGCCCAGTGGTACAGAGACGAGGTAGACATTCGCAACCCTGAGAGCCCGGTCTACCGCGTCACCGATGGCGCCGGCCGGGATGTGAGCAAGGCAGCGCTGGGGGGCGACTTTAGCGGCCGCGCCTACCCATTCCGCGACGCCGCCGACCGCGCCGTCATGCCTTACGTCGTCATGCACGCCGACGGCTGGCCGGTGCAGCTCTTCGCGCCGTTTGAGCGTCTAGAAACCGTCCACGGCACGATGATCTTGGCAAACCACGCCGCGTTCATCGATCACGCCGTCCGTAACGCCGCATGGCCGCAGCGGTTCGCGTTTAACGCCGTCCCCGTCGGCACCATGGACCATCAAGGCGGCGCCGGTGAGCCGCCGCGCCGCGTTGTGGTGGCCGATCCGGCGACGGTGCTCTTTCTTGAGCCCATTGCCGAGAACACCACGGCGCTAATCTCGCAGTGGAGCACGTCCGCCGACGTTGCCGCGATGCAGGACGTCTACGAGCGTCGTCTGGCCATGTGCGCGCAGTCCTGGGGCCTCTCACCCTCCGACCTCGTTCGCACCGGCGCCGATCCTCGCTCCGGCGTGGCGCTCGCCCTCACCTCGCAGGCGATCCGAGAGGTGCAGGCCTCTCGCGCGCCCGTCTACCGCGGCGCCGTCGCCGAGATCGTCGCCCTGTCGGCGATGCTGCTTAACCGCGCGACCAACTCGAAGCTGCCTGAGTCCGGCTACGCCGTGCGGTTCGCCCTGCTGCCCACCACGCCGCAGGAGCGCTCCGCGCAGCTCGATCGCGCCATGCAGCTCTTCGACCGTGGCCTGCTGAGCCGTGTTGACGCCGTGGCCATGGCGCTCGACATCGACGCAACCAGCGCCGAGGCCTATGTGGCCTCCGCCGGCCCGCCTCCCGCCACACCACCGCGCGCCGTCGCACCCAGGGCGACGCAACCCCAGACCCAGACCCAGGAGTCAGCCCCCAATGTCTGAAGCCGCCCCCGCCGCCGCAGGAGTAGCCGCTCCAGCCGCCGCGCCCGTCACCCAGGCCCCCGCCGCCCAGCCGGCCACCCAACCCCAAGGCGGCGCCGAGTTTGGCCCGGTGCCCTACTCGCGCTTTCAGGAGGTCTCAGCGAAGGCGCAGGCCGAGGCAGCCCGCGCCGCAAAGACCGAGGCAGAGCTGGCCACCGTTCGCGCCGAGCTGGCGCAGACCAAAGACAGGTTCGAGCTCGCGGACATCCGCGGCCAGCTCGGCATCGACGATGACGGGATCGCAGACCAGTTCCGCCAGCGGCACAAGGCCGCTCACGAGGGCGAGAAGCCCGCGAAGGTCCCCAAGATCGGCGACTGGGTCAAGGCCCAGGCGGCTGATCCCGCGCTCGCCAACGCATGGCCGAAAGGCCTGCGCGCCTACTTCCCCGAGGCACCCAAGCCGCCGGCCGGCCAGGGTCAGGGGCAGATCCAGCGCGGGCCGCAGTTCCCCTCCCAGGGCACCGTTCAGCCACAGTCGCCCGGCGGGCAGTCCAACTCCGTCATGGACGCGATCTCTTCGTTTGCGGATCGGCAAGGATTTCGCCGCCGTGTTTGACGAAGGCCCCGGCCGCGTGGTAGCCAACCCGTAAGCCATCGGGACGCGACCCGTTAAAGCGTAGGCGGACATCAACTCACCCCAGAGGAGCCCACCGTGGCCCAGTTGACCACCGCAAACCCCGCAGACGGGGTTCCCTACGATTCGCGCACCGTTGAGGCTGTCGGCCTCGCCATCCTCGCCGACCGCCTCAGCTTCCGCGGCGCCCCCTTCCTGATCCCCGTGCAGCGCCTCTTGCCCGCCGGCGTGAGCGCCGCCGATCTGCTGCGCGGCCTCTCGCTTGACGGCGAGATCACGCTCATTGGCGCCGACGCCGGCCTCGATCTCTTCACCGATGGCCCCTCCGAGGGCGACGGCGACGCGACCGACACCGACATCCAGACGATCAGCGCCAGCATCAGCACCGGCCTCGTTCGGATCGCGCGCTCCGTCACCGATGAGGCGCGGTCCCGCTCGCTGTTGGAGCTGGTTCGCGACCCCGTTCGGCTCGCGATCGAGACCTCCGCCGGCTACGGTCTCACGATCACCCAGCGCTGCTGCGAGCTTGCCGCCACCGCCTCCGAGGTTGTCGGCACCTCGGGTGTAGCCATGGACCACGACCTGTTCATGGACGCCTGCGACAGCCGCCCCTCCGGCGACTACTCCGCGCAGACCATGGTCCTGCACACCAAGCAATTCCAGGCATGGAAGCGCGACCTCGAGAGCCGCCCCGGCGTCACCCAGTGGCGGCCGGCAACCGCGCAGATGCAGGCCGTCCTGGGCAGCAGCTACGCTGGCGTCTACGACAACGTGCAGATCTGGGTCTGCGACCGCGTCACCGAGGACGGCGGCGACTACACCGGCTTCATCGCCGGCGCATCCTCTGTCGTGCTGCGCGAAGACGCGCACCCGCCGCCCGTGCCCGGCCAGAACATCCTCTTCGACATCGGCGCCGACGGCATCGGCTCCATCCTGCGCGGCGCGATCGAGCGTGACGAGGACGCCCGCACCAGTCGTATGTTCGTGACGGCCCGGTTCGGCGTCGCCTTTGCGGGCAACGAGAGCCGCGTCCGCCGCATCCTCTCCACCGGTCTGTGAGGCTCCCCATGGCCGCCACCCTTCTCCCCGCCCGCGGCGCCGCGGCGCCGCCCGCCCGGGCCGCGACGGCCTCCGCCGCCCGCCTACCCCCGCCCGCGGCGCCGATCTCCATCCCGGGCGCCACGGTTGAGCCCAACTCGGCCTTCTCGTTCGTCGCTGACCGCGGCATGTGGGATGTCTTTCTGCGCGATGACGGGCGGGCCTTCATCGGCCTTGACCTGATCCGCATCCCGCACCGGATTGGCGTCGGCCGGGTCACCAAGGTTCGGCGCGTCGATCCTGCGACGGGCAAGCCCTCCGACTACGCCGATCCGACCCCTGAGATCGACTGGCACCGGCGCACCTATGGCCGAGAGCTTGTGCCGCATCACTGGGACGTCGAGGCCTTCGGCGCCGCAGTTCAGGCCAACGGCGGGATTGGCTACTGCCGGGCCCTGCCCGCCCCGCGCGGCGGCCTGCACCACCGTACCCCCTGGGAGGGCGAACCCTACCGCGGCCCCGGCGGCGTGGCGTTGTTCCGCTTCGACTGGGACGGCTACGAGGAGTTCCTCGCGCGCTGCGCCAAGGAGCTTTTTGGCCTGTCTGCCCCCCCGCCCGCCATCGTTGAGGCGAAGCGCGTCGCCATCGAGGCGAAGATGCGGCGCTACCCGCCAAACTCGCGCGGCTACGTCGCCTTTGAGGCCCGCCTCAACGGCCTTGACGTTGTCGCGGCCGCCGAGCTTGCGCCCGTCGCCGAGCCCGCCCAGGCGCCCAGCGGACCGACCGCCCGTGAGCTTGAGCTTCAGCGGCAGATTGACGAGCTGATGGCCCGTCTTCAGCCCGTGGCGGCGCCCGTCGTCCAGCCCGCGCCCGTCGCCGAGTCGCCCAAGGCCGCGCCGACCCCCGCCGCTGAGTCGCCCGCCGACCCCGACGACATGTTCGACGATGGCGGCAAAGACGACGCCGAGCCGCCCGTCGCCCGGCGCCTGTCGTGAGCCTGACAGCCGAGATCGACGGCCCCGCCGAGCTTGTGCGCGGTCGGGCCGTCGTCTTGGCGCTGCCCCTCCTGGGGGCAGACCTGGCCACTGTCACGCCATCCGCCTGGACCGCGACCCTCAGCCGGCTTGGCGAAGAGGTCGCTACCGGCTCAGGCTCCGGCGCGGTCGCCTGGACCGTGACGGCCGGCGCCGCGCTGGCGCTCGCCGATGACTACCTGATCGACTGGCTGGTCACCGTGGCCGGCCGCCAGTACCCCCTGCGGCAAGACGCCGTCGTCTGTGTCGCGCCGCTCTACCCGGTGGTCACCCCCTCCGACCTGTACGCCCACCTGCCTCGCCTTCGCCCCGACGCCGTCGAGCCGATGCTCGACCAGGCCACCCGCGACGACGACATCGCAGCGGCCATCAAAGCCGCTTGGCAGGGCATTACCGGCTACCTGCGCGGCCAGGGCAGCCGCCCTCATCTGATCGTTGACGCCCACGCGCTGCGCCCCTGGCACACCGCGGCGGCCCTGGCCATCCTGACGGGCGGCGCCGCCGCATCCATGGGCTCCGACCTGTTCGCGCAGATGTCGATGCGCTTCGAGGAGCGCGCCGACGCCCACCGCAAGTCTCTACAGGTGCGCTTTGCGGCCCCTGAAGCTGCGCCCACCTCGCTGCCCCGGCGTAGCGCCTCGTCGACGCTGTGGCTTGGTGGCTCGCCTCCTGGCGCCTACGGCTACCCAGCGCCCTCTCGGGGCCGCTGATGGCTCTCGTCCAGGTCTCCACCGAGTCGGCCGTCCGCGCCGCCGTGCTGACCGTGCTGCGCGACGCCTTCGGCTCCGACCGGGTGAGCGAGCAGCCCGTCGAGGCGCTCGAATGGCAGCCGGAAGCCGCCCGCCGCGCTCGCCTGCACGTCTCGCTCGAGGCCGGCTCTGATGACCCCTACGACGGCCGCCGCGCCAGCCCCGCCGGCGACATCCGGGCCCAGTCCAGCCTGCGGATCGCCGCCTACGTCATGGCCGCCGCGGCCCCTTCCGGCGACGCCTACACCCGCGCCCTTGACCTGGCCCGCGCCGTCTCCTCTGCGATCCTCGTCTCGCTGCCCCCCGGCCTGCGCGCTGGCGCCGTGGCCCGCCGCGTCACCCAGCCCACCCCCGAAGCGATCCGCGTCGAGGTCGCCTTCGACATCGAGCACCGGGCCCCGCTGTCGCCGCCCTCCCCCTGGCCGGCGCCATGACCACGCCGCCCCCCATCTTCGCCGTCGATCGCGTCCTGGCCCGCATCCGCGGCCCGGTGGAAGCCCTCTGTCGCGCCCAGGCCGAAGACCTCGCCACCGCCGCGCGCGACCTCGCCCCCGTCCGCACCGGCGCCTACCGCGCCAGCCTTCGCGCCGTCCGGGTCGATGTGACCGACCCCGACGTGATCGCCTACACCGTCGCCGGCGTCCCCTACGCCCGATTCATCTACTCCAGCCGCCGCGGCACCCAGAAGAGCGGCCGCCCCCGCTGGGTGCTCACCCGCGACCTTGGAGACCCCACCCGCGCCGGCCGAGTAGCCCGCGCCCGCGACGTCGCCCGCGTCGCCGGTGAGGCGCTTCGTGGCTAACGTCCCCACCGCCGGGAACGTCGACGGCCTCGTAACCATCGGCGCCGATCTCACCGCCCTTGCGCGCCAGCTCGCCGCGCTGCCTCAGATGGCCTCAGAGCCCGCCGAGAAGGCGATCGCCGCCATTCAGCGGCAGGTGGCCGGCGCGCAGCGCGCCATCACCCAGGCCGCGCGTGAAGCCCTCGCCGGGCAGCGCGAAGCTGCCCGGGCAGCCGAGCGCGCCGCAAAAGAGGCCGCGACGGCGGCCGAGAAGCTCAAAGACATCGCCGCCAGCGCCGATCCGGTCGCAGCGGCTACGCGCGCCTTTGAGCGCCAGCGCGCCGAGATTGAGCGGCTAACCAAAGCCACCGGCGACGCGGCGGCCGGCAAGGCGGCCCTGTCCGCCGCCGAGAAGCGGCACGCCGCCGATCTGGCCGAGATCGAGGCCGCCGCCAGCCGGGCCGCTGGCGCGCAGATGGGCGCCGCGAAGGCCTCGGGCAGCCTGGCCCGCGCGCTCGGCTCGGTGGGGCAGCAGCTCCCCGACGTGATCGGCGGCCTGGCCATGGGGCAGGCGCCGCTCACGATCCTGACACAGCAGGGCCCGCAGGTCGCCGAGGGCCTCCTCGCCTCTGGCGTCTCCGCCTCTGCGCTCGCCTCTGCCCTGGCGCCCCTCGCCGCGGCCGCGACCGTCGCCGCCGTCGCCGCGGGCGCGCTCTATGTGGCCTGGAAGACCGCCAACGCCGAAGAGCAGCGCGCCGAGCAGATCGCGCGCATCACAAACGACGCTTATCGGGCGATGGCGCCGATCCTGGCCGAGACGCACGATCTCACCCGGCAGCTCGCCGTCGCGACTGGCTCCCTCACCGCTGAGCAGGCCACCCTCCAGCAAGCGGCCGAGCGAGCCCACCGCGCCTACCGCGACGCCGCCCAACAGACCGCTACCACCCTGGCCCGCCTGCGCGCTGAGCAGGCCAGCGTCGGCACCCAGGTAGCCGACGGGCTCCGGGCGTCATTGGAGCTGTTTCGGGAGCTGACCGGCATCGAAGACGGCACGATCGCTGTCTTCGATGCCCTGGTCGACTCAACCGCGACCCTCACCCCGCAGATCGAGGCCGCCACCGCTGCCCAGCGGCGCCAGATCGAGGCGACCGGGGAGAACGCCGACAAGGGCAAGGAGCTTGCCGCGGCCCTCGCTCGCCAGCGCGCAGAGCAGCAGGGCCTGACCTCCGCCCGCCAGCGCGCCGGCGAGGTCGAGGCCCTCCTCGCCACCCTGCGCCGCGCTGAGCTTGCGTCCCTCTCCGCCGCCGCCCGCGCCCTCGCCGAGGCCCGCGCCGACTACACCGCCGCCGCCGCCGCTGCCCAGCGGCTCGGCCTCTCCGCTGCGCAGTCCGCCGCCGGCCTGTCTGCGCTCTCCGCCGCAGTCCGTGACGCAAGCACCGCGGCAGCCCTGGCTGACCTCGAGCCCCTGTTCGAGCCGCTCCCCCGCCAGATCAGCCGCGGCGAGCGCGCCGCCGCTGACCTCTCCGCCACGCTCGACACCCTGATCCCGCCCGCCGCGCTCACCTCCACCGAGCGCCTCGCCGTCGCCCAGGCCTCCCTCGCCGTAGAGCTCTCCCGCGGCTCCCTCTCCGCCACCGCCGCCACCGAAGCCCAATCCCGCCTCGCCGCTGCCCAGGCCGCCCTCGCTGAGCCCTGGCTGGCTGTAGGCCGCCAGATCGGCAGCGCCACCGACGCCGCCGTGACCGCCGCCCAGGGCGGCGCCGAAGAGGTCGCCGCCGCCTACAGCGCGATCCCGTGGGCCCGCGTCCTCGGGGATGCCATCGTCGGCCAGATCCGCCGCGGGGTAGCCGCAGCCCAGCAGGTCACCGCCCTCCTCACCGGCGGCGCCCTCGGTGGCGGCCTCGCCGCCGCCGCCAACGCCATCTCCGGCGCCGCCCAGGAGGGCGCCCAGGCCAGCGCCGCCGCCTCTGAGCGCATCGCCCAGGCCCGCCGCGCCATCGCCCAGGCCGACACCGCCGAAGAGCGCGCCGCCGCCCAGGCCGACCTCAAGCGCGCCGAGGCCGAGAAGCGCCGCGCCGAGGCCATGGTGGCCGACCCCGGCGGCGCCGCCGCCCGCGCCATGGCAAAGCAGGCCCTCTCCTTCGTTGAGGCCCTCGCCCGCGGCGTCGGTCCCTTCGTGGTCGCCCTTGCGCGCCGCGCTGATGAGATCGCCTACGCCATCGCAAAGGCGATGCCTGTGGTTGTCGAGGCCCTGGTCCGGGGTGGCCCGCAGATCGCCTGGGCCATCGTGCGCGGCCTCGCTGAGGCCTGGGCAGACCTCGCCCGCCGCCTCGCTCGCATCGTCCGCGACGCCATCGGCGAGGCCGTCACCGGCGGCCGCCGAGAGACGCGCACCTTCGGCGACACCCCCGGCCCCGTCCACGTCACCCGCCCCACGACCGCCACGTTCAGCCCCGGCGACTACGTCATCGCCGCCCGCAGCCGCGACGGCCTCCAGCAGCAAGCCCAGGCCCCCGCCGCCCAGGCCCGATCCGCCCCCGACCTCGACCCCGAAGCCCTCGCCGCCGCCCTCTCGCGCCGCACCCTGGCCGTCCGCGTGGTAGGTGGCCAGCGCCACGCCGGCGCGTCGACCGGCCGCGGCCCGGTGTACCGATGAGCAGGTCCAGGATCTACGACCGCCCCGACGGCCTCACGCACGTCTGCGCCGTGATCGAGCAAGACGAGCGCATCGCCACGCCGCTGCCCTCCGACGGCTCCCCCGACGGCTCCGACGCCACCCAGGCCGGCCTCACCGCCGCCGTCGAGGCCTCCTTCGTCCCTGGCTCCTCTCGCCGCCGCCCCGTGCGCCTCTCCGCTGTCGGCGCCCCCACCGCCGACACCGTCGGCCTGCACGTCACCCGCGGCGGCCTCCCCGGCGCCGGGATGGCCGTCGCCATGCGCCCGACCCCTGAAGCCCAGTGGCGGGGCTGGTCAACGCCGAACGTGATCGACTACGTCACGCCGGACGAATGGGACCGCGGCATCGACGCCCCCAACGTGCGCAGCTACGCGATCACCCCCACCGCCGACGGCGCCCTCCTGGCCGTGTGGTCGGACTCCGCCATCCTTGGCCGCCGCTTCGACCCCACCACACAGACCCGCGGCGCCACCTTCACGATCGCCGACCCCACCGAGGACGCCGACAGCGACGCCGCGACCTACTCCGGCGGCGCCCACGCCCCGCTCGACGCCCTGCTGCTCCCGTCCGGCCGGATCGTCGTCTACGCCGTCACATCTGAGATCGACGGCGCGCAGCAGGTCTGGGCGCACTACTCCGACGATCACGGCGCCACCTGGCGCCCGATGCAGGCCGCGGCCCTTGTCCAGCCCGTCCCCCTCTCCGACACCGTGCTCCGCCTCTCCGCCGCAGAAGACCGCGGCGCCGTGCTCCTCGTGCTGACCGTTGAGTGGGAGGACGGCCAGACCACCGAGCGCGGCCTCCTCCAGTACGCCTCACACGACTGGGGCCACGGCTTCCAGCTTGTGGACGACTACACCGACGGCGGCACGCCCCGTGCTGGACTCGCCGCTGCCATAGTGGACCCCGGCGCCCGCGTCTTCGTGGTTGTCGAGCGCGACCCCGTCGGCGGCACGCTCCGAGCCCGCCGCCTCGCCAGCCCCTACACCCCGCTGCGCACCGTCGCCGCAGTCGCCATCGACTCCCCCTTCGGCGCCGACGCCGTCGCCTGGGCAGCGCCAGAGGGCCCGCTGTGGGTGTCCTACGGCCCCACCGTCGGCGGCGCCCTCGGCCTCGCCCGCTCCGACGACGGCGGGGCAACGTGGACCATCCTTGACTCCCCGCCCCTCGCTGTCGACGCCTCGCGGCCGATCGACCGCTGGGAGGCTGCCCCCGTCGCCGGCCGGGTGTGGTGGTGGGTCGCAGACTCCGCCGGCGTCCGCCCCGCCTACCGCGGCCTGCTCTGCGCTTCCGGCGGCTGGTCCGCCCTCCTTCAACCCCGCCGCCACGCGCGCCAGCCCGTAGAGCTCTCCGCCTGGGAGGTGGTCTACCTGCCCCTCGCCCTGCCGAGCGCCTACGGTTGGGCCCTCGGCGGCTCCGGCGGCTCGATCGCCGTCTCGGCCATCGCCGGCCAGCCCTGGCGCTGCGCCGTGTCCACCCTGCCCGCGCAGACGATGATCGTCTCGCGCACCCTGGCCAGCTCCGCGGGGGTGGTTGCGCAGTACCAGCTGCAGATCAGCGCAGGCGGCGGCACCGGCGCCGCTTACGTCGGCCTGCGCATCCTCGATCAGGACTCCGGCGTAGAGGCCGAGTTTGAGATCAGGCACGATCACAACCAGCTGCACCTCGTCGACCTTGTCGGCGGCGGCGTAGACAGCGGCTCGCACCCCTCCGCTCGCGCCCACGCGCTGGTCTTCCGCGTCTCCACGGCGCAGCGCCACGTTGCCGTTCACCGCCGCGCCGTCGACTCCGAGGAGTGGCACCTCGTCGCCGCCCTCACTCTCACACCCCGCGCCGGCGCCACCGCTACCACGATCGAGTGGGGCCACCTGTCGGCCTCGTCTGCGACCTCCTACTGGGGGGCGGTCTTGGTCTGTGCTCGCGGCGGGCAAGACTATTCGTGGGGCACCTGGGAGGGTC